CGATCGCGCCCTAATCGAAGGGACGCGCCTGCTCTCCGCCTACCAGCTTGCGACCGGCGTCAAGATCTGGATCATCACCGAAGCCGATCGCAGCAGCACCACGTTTCTACTCCCGGAGGAATACTGACATGGACGAACCAAAAACCAGAACAATTACGCTACGCCGCCACGATGACCGCATCTACTTCATTTCGGCGTCGGGCGCCAGGGTCGCCTACCTGCGCGACGGCGAGGACCACATCGTCTACGATCCGCTGGCGGACACCGAGGAAATGCTCGGCGACGTCAACTACCGCGATGTGATCCGCGAGCTTGGACTCGATGATGTGCGGACGGTGCGGAGGATCGCGAGAGGCGACGCATGAAACCCGCGATCGAAGCCATGTACCGCACCGGCGACCGCGACCACTGGGTGGTCGCCCTCGGCTGCGGGCACAAGCGCACCGTCAGCAACGCCGAAGCCGAGGAGGAGCAGCTCTACATCGGCAAACGCGTGGAGTGCCCGACGTGCGAGCAACGCGATGAAGCGCTTGCACGTTACTTGCATGTAACGAACAAGCCATGATACAAAACGAGAGGAGAGAAAAACCCTGACCGACACGCAACTGTACCTGACGATCGGCGTACCCATCATCGTCAACTGCCTCTTCAACGGCATGCTGTTTCTGGTCGCCTTCCAGCGCATGAACCGCATCGAGGACCGCGTCGAGCACGTGATCGGCGCCATCAACGAACTGGACAAGCGGTTGACCAAAGTCGAAATCAAGCTGGGGATTCAGCCATGACGAAGACGAAGCCGAAAGCCAAGAAAATCGTGACGCCGCCGATGCCGCTCCGGAAAAAATCCGGACCGGCGGAACCGCCGCCGCCAGCGCCCCCGGCGCACGTTCACGCCGCCGCCCGCACCGCCGAGTTCTGCGCCTGCGGCGCGGTGCGCACCAACGGCGGCGACTGGATCGAGGGCAAAGATTCCGCCGCCGTGACCCTGGCCGCCAAAGCAATGGCCATGTCCACGGAGGAGGAACGGCTGGCCAAAGCCAAATCGGGCGGAGAGACCCGCTGGAAGAACATCACCCCCAAACAGCGCAGCCAGATGATGCAGAAAATCGCCAAACGGCCCCGGCTCAAAGCCCGCGTCGAGGACCGCTGCGAATGCGGACGGTTCAGCCGGATGCTAGCGGAAAAGCGAGGCCATCTGTGCGGGAAAGCACTGGCAGACCAGCTTCGCGCCAAAGAGGCCCTGCGTGACCGCTAGCGCGTTCGCCGCCCCGGTCGAGCCTCCACCCCCGGAACCGGCCCCGGAATCGAACCTGGGGCAAATCCTGGCCAAGGCGGGGCATTCTACGCGTCCCCCGGATGATCCCCTCACCCTGGTCTTGAACTCCCTGGACAGCCAGGAGACGAAACGGCACTATGGCCGCGCCTTGCTCGAATTCGCCCAATGGCGTCAGCAGGAGCGCCAGCCGTTTGACCTGGCGGGTTTGAGCGCGTGGCGCAACCACCTCAAAGAGCGGGGCTTATCGCCGTCGACGGTGAACCAGAAACTAGCTGCGGTGCGCAAGCTGGCGCGAACCGCCGCCGCCGCCGGCCTGATCCCGGCGGCCCAAGCCGCCGCCGTGGCCGCCGCCCCGAACGTACGTCAGCTAGGCCATCGGATGGGGAACTGGCTGAGCCAGGAACAAGCTCAAGCTTTGATCGAGGCTCCGTCTCCCAGCACGTTGAAAGGAAAGCGAGACCGTTGCGCGCTGGCGCTCCTGGTCGGATGCGGGCTCCGGCGCGACGAGGCGGTGCGGCTGAACCTGGAAGACATCCAGCAGCGCGAAGGTCGCTGGGTGATCCCCGATTTAAGGGGGAAGCACGGGCGCATCCGCACCGTGCCGGTCCCCTCCTGGGTGAAGGCCGCAGTCGACCGCTGGGCCGAGGCCGCACAAATATCCACAGGCCGCATTTTGCGCGGCATGAACCGCCACGGCCAGATCACCCACGATTCGCTCACCGGCACGGCGGTGCTCGATCTGGCCGCCCGGTATGGCCGCACCATTGACGTCGAGGTCCGGCCCCACGATCTGCGCCGCACCTGCGCCAAGCTCTGCCGCAAGCACGGCGGCGAGCTGGAGCAGATTCAGATTCTGCTGGGTCACGCCAGCATCCAGACCACGGAGCGCTACCTCGGGACCAAGCAGGACCTGACGCACGCTCCCAACGATCGCCTGGGCCTGCGCTGGAAAACCGGATGAAGGAGGAGAGAAAGCAAATGCAAAACATGCAAAACATGCAGAACCAGGGTGATCGGCCTGAATGGGTCAAATTATGCGCCGAATACGCCGTCTTCGCCAACGCCGAAAAAAACTTGGCGGCTATGCTGGCGCGGGCCGAAGAGCTTGGATTCGAGCTATCCGAAGCGCATTCCAAATTAATCGACAAGTATTTCCCGCGCCGGTCCGAACTCACGGAAATCGTCCAGCGGCGGGTTCAACAGCGGAAGGACGCGAAAAGCGCACTACTAGACGCGAAGACCGCGTTAGACGCAGGCGACGCCGATGACGCATTGCGAATCGTACGGTTGTTGGTTGACGAAGGGCCAAGATGACCGATTCCCAGTTGATCACCATCGCGATTGCGATTATCGTCCCCTTGTCGCTGCTGCTCTACTCGAACAGCCGCGTCTCTGACGCCAAAGAAACCCTGCGCGCCGAGATGGCGCTCGGTTTCGAGCGCATCCTGAAAGCCATCCAAAGTCTTCAAGCGGACGTGAAAGCGCTCGATACCAAGGTCGACACCAAGCTGACCATTCACGAACTGGAGCACCACCAAAAATGACACGCGCTCGGTTGATGGAAGATATTCGGCAACCAGAAAAAACTGACAGAACAGGAGAGATGAAAATGCAGAACGGAGCCCGCCCGCTATGGCTTGAAACCAACCTCGATCGGATCATCCGAATCTACCCGGACGACAGAGCATTCATCGCCGCGTACCTGATCGAGCCGCAGACCCTGCCCCCGATGCGTGAGAGTACCGACGTGGAGGTTCGGCGTCACTTTCTGGTGAACTCTCTCACCACGTATCTGCGATGCCTGGAACCGAACGTCGAGGAGCGCGCCAAGCTTGCCGAATTCGCCGTTCGCGCTGAGGGAAGCGACGGTTAACTCACGCTATTTGCAATTACTTCCGTCCAGAATTTGAAGCACAACTTTAGAAAATATCGAAGGTATTAGTTGAGGAATCCAGCCTAAATCAATATGACCATTGACGAAAGACTCGAAACACTCACCATCAACGAGCATTATTTTGGTATTCGTAATCGGCCTTGTGTTTGGGTGGGGGATCATGACAATTGGGAACCCTGGGCGGCGCTAGCGTGATGACCAGAGAGGAAAAAATACTCCAGCAGGAGGCTCGCCGCAGATTCAAGATTCAGGAAGAAGTCCGTCGGACCAAAGGAGAATCTATCGAAATACTTGAAGTCCTACGGTTTCTCTTCAAAGCCGTGCTGGCGCTTGTTGTGATATTCGGCGGCGGAATACTGGGAGGAATAACCATCCTTGTTGTTGGCTGGCCAATCGGGGCGTTTTTGGGAGCGACGGTAGTCGCTCTTTGGATGAGCAGAGACGACTAGCGCGCTTCGGCGATCTCCTGCCCTCGCAGCAATCGCAGCCCGTTGGCGACATAGCGCTGTGTAGTGGCGGGCAGCGACTGCCGCCCCGGCGATTTGCGCTGCCGGCGGTCGAAAGCGGGTTCTCCCTCGTTGTACGCCGCCAGTACTTTCCATGTCACACCGTTATATTTCCTCATCAGGCGGCCCAGCAATTGCGCCGCACCCCGGATCGAATCGCGCGGATCGCGCGGATCGACGCCCAGCGATCGCGCGGTGGAAGGCATCAACTGCATCAGACCCACTTCACCAGAGCCGCCTTTTGCATCGGGATTGCCGCTCGATTCGAGATGCGCCACCACCCGCAGTAGGCCGGGAGAAGCGCCGTAAAGCGGGCCGATCTGCTGAAAATCCCGGAGAAAATCCCGCGTTCGATCCCAGGATGGAAACTGCCCGGCGGCCGGCTCCGAAGGAAAACTAGGAGAACTAGTAGCAGCCTGTCGCGGCGGCACAGTGGCAGCCTGGCGCGGCATCGGACTGGGTTTCTTTTCGGGAGCGCGTGCGAGTGAAGATTCTTCCGGCAGCTCATATTTGGGATTTGCTTCACGCGGCCCGCCTGGTTCTGGTTCCTCCGGCAGCTCGTATCTAGGATCTGCGGTGCGCTCCGCGCCGCCGCCAGCGCCCGATGCCGGCGGCGCTGTTGCAGGAGTCGTCGCCGGCGGAGTAACGGGCGGAGGAGCGCTAGTTGTGGCGCCGCCGCCTCCAACTTCCGGCTCCGGTTGCTCGTATCGCTCGCGACCAAGCGCAGGCGCAGATGCGCCGCCGCCAGTCCGTATTTGGGAACCGATGAAGGTTCCTACTCCGCCGGGCATTGCGACTCCGCTGGCCCGCAGGGCGACCATCAGGGTAGTCCATGCCCTCGGATTCTTATATGCCATTGTGAGCGCCGCCGCCGCCCCCAACGCCATGCGGCCGGGAGTGAGCATCCCAGGCTGCCCGCGTTCGCGCCTGCTCCGTTGCTGTCCCTCGCCGCCCATCCGCTGAAGTAGCTCAGCCCCTAGTTCAAGACCCGCCTCTCCGGCCATGGTCTTCAGCGTGCTTCCCAGCCACGCTGGATTTTTCCGGGACACCCGGATGATGGCTTCTTTTAGCCGCAGATCAATCTCGATGGCGTGGTTGATGTCTTTGATGGCCTCTTCGGGAATCGCATTCTCGATAGAGCGTTTCATGCCGCTTTCGGCCAATCTGCGTCCGGTAGTTTCACCCGGCGGCGTAAGCGTCGGAGCCTTTCCCTTTTGGGTTTGCGCTAGTCCGGCGCGGAAGTCTTCTTTGAGCGTCTGCGTTTTGGCTACGGTGGTCGTTGTCTGCGCGGGGACTCCAGGCTTACCGAAAGCGCCGGGGATTGTCCGGTCCCGAAGTAGCGGCTTGCCGTACTGATCGAGTAGCGGCTTGCCGTTGATGTCGAGAATTGGCTCCTGCACGATACGGGCGGGGGTCGCCGGAACAGCCGGCACAGCGGGTTTGTAGCCTAGTTCTGTGGCCCACTGCTCACGCAGCCTGGCTAGATGTTCGGCGGCCTGGGGATCGGAACGGCGCAGTCGCGCAATGTAGCGGTCTACCGGCTGCAGCACCTGATCAATGGGGATCGTGCGCTGGCTATAGACCGGGTGAGTTTGCGTGAGGCGATTGATGGCGCCTTTGTTCCGCGCGATCTCGGGCTCTAAATGCGGGAAGCCTTTCAACTCTTCGGCCCTGGTGATCGGGACGCGCGCCCCAGGCTTTACAGCGCGCTCGGAAACCTCGATGCGCGTCCGCGTCGGCGTGCTCGGAGGAAAGGACAACTGGCGTTCGGCGGCCTTCGCGGCGCGGGCGGCCCCGTAATGCTCAATGAGGCCTCCGCCAGCGCCCAATAGCGCTCCTATTTCCGCTCCGGATTTCCAATCGTCGCCCGCCTGCAAACCACCGATCACACCGCCTTGCATCGCGCCCCTCGCCGTACGCAGCGCGGCCTTAGCTAGTCCTGCGCCTTCAATTGCGCGTCCGGCGGGGACCAGCCACTCCGCCGCCTGTTCCGCGCCGAAGCCGATTCGGCCCGCCGCGGTCGGCGGTATCGCCTGTTGGGCTTTCGGTTGCTCGGGTGCGGGTTGCCAATTACCAGTTTTCGGATCACGCCGCCATGTCCGGGTTGGATCGCCTCCTCGAAAAATCCCTCGTTGCAAGCCTGCTACTGCACCCTGGCCCGCTTCTTTAAGGAAGCTCAGCGCCTGTTGCTGCCAGCCGGGTTCAGCCTGCCGCTGTTGTTGCGTATGTTGCGTGCGCTCGGCCTGTTTGAACATCTCATCCATGGTGGGCTGGGGCGATGAGGGCGCACCACGTCCACCGCCGCTCGGTGGAGGGGTTGGAGCAGGAGTTGGAGCAGGAGTCGCGCCGCTTTTTTTAGCCTCCGCGCGGCGGAACATTTCATCGAGGGTAAGTTGCTGGTCGGCCACCTAAAAATTCACATTCCAGCCGTCTTTGCGCATCTGTTCCTTGGCTGCTTCTCTACTGCCGTAGGTCTCCATGTACAGATTCACGGTTTCCTGCGTCGGCCTGGACTTCCCCGGCTTCGAAGGCCGCGGCATACCTTCCGGGGTCAGGCCCTGTTTGCGTCCCAGCTCCTCGGCGCGCTTCCGTTCCTCGTCGCCATAAACGCTCATCTCATCGATCAGGCTGTCTCGCTTGCGGTTCAGGAAGCCCCACACGACTCTTTGGACGCCGTCGCGAAATTGCGCCGGACTCAGATTGGGATCGGTCATGTCGAAACCCATCTGGCGCGTCATGTCGGTGGCGCCGCCCATGCCCAGCGCTCCGCTTAGTTCATCGGCGAACGCTGTTCGGGCTAGATTAAAATTGCTGTAGTTTCGGTTGCCTACCATATAACCGCCGGGGTTGATGAATTGATTGAGCACCGGAGCTCCGGCGCGTTCGGCGGCGTCCGACAGGCGCAAGAGATCGCCTACGCCTGCTTCCACGTTATCGATCGCGGCTAGTTGCTGGCGTGTCTGCGGACGAGCGAAGAAACGGTATCCAGCCGTGAACTGCGCTTCACTGAAATTGGGATTCAGCTCGGTCGCCTTGTTGTAGATCGCCAGTCTGGTTTGCTCATCCCGGCTGTAAGCGTATAGGGCGCGGAATCCCTGGAAGGTTAGTTTCCCGTAGGCCAGGTCCTGCGCGACTTTAAACTCAGGCGTGCCGGGGACGATCTTCTGTCCCGACGCCAGTTGTCGTTGCTGTATCTGCGAACGGCTGACGGCCTGGTCGGCCTGTGCGTCCATGTACGCCAACTCTTTTTTCGCGCCCTCGACGACGTTTGGCGGATATTTCCCGCCTTTGTTGGCGATGATTTCTTCGATTCTCTGGCGCTCTAGTAACCGGCCGGTTAGTTTCGGCTCGACGGGAACACCAACGTTGCGGATACTCTTAGGATCGATGGGCCGACCATCGAGCGTTTCAAACGTTTGCCTCCTCGTGTCCTCCCATGCCGGAACCACTTCGCCCGTGTCTAGCTCAACGGTAGTTTGTTTCTGAGCGGTCGCCGCGTTAGTGCCTAACGGCTCGCCCATGATCCAGCGCCGCCGAGCTTCGTTGGCCTGCTCCGGAGTTATCCAGCCGCGCTGGAGGAACTGATCGATCCGCTGCAGGTGCTGTTGCTCTTCCGCCGCGCGCGCCGCCGCCTGGGCGCTTGCTTGAATCATCGCCTGGCGCTCGGGCGTTTCCTGCCCGTGCATGCCGTAAGCGAAGCCGGTGAGGATATTGCCCAGACGCTGCCGGAAACTAGGATGCGTCGCCGGAGTAGGCGCGGCCGCGGGAGTAGGAGCAGGAGCAGGAGTCGCTGCCCTCGCCGCTGGCGGAGGAGCTGCGCTCGGCGGTGTCCCGGCTATGAGGCCTCCCCGCCCGCTAGCGTCGAAAATAGAGGGCGAACTAGGCGGAGGACTAGCTGGCGGAGCGGCCGGAGCAGCCTGCTCCTGTTCCGGTTCCACCGCATAACGCCGGAATTGCGAACCGAGGCTGCCGCCCTGCCCCTGAGCCTCCCCCTGTCCCTGAGCGGCGGCGCGCTGCTGCAAGGCCTGGACGAGGGCGCGCTTCTGCAGGGCCTGGTGAATCAACGAGGGGGCCGCCAGCCGGGTCAGGTACTGCCCGAGCTGCGGCAGGTTGTCGGACGCTTCCTTGCCGCCATGCTCCTCCGCCAGATTGAGCAGGTGCTGATGCGCCGCCTGCTTGAGCTGCGGGGGAGCGCCGGGGGCCTGCAGCACATAGCTGTACATCTGCAACTGTTGGCCGATCTGCTGCGCCTCCTCCTGGGCTTTCTGCTGCTTGCTGCCTAGCTGAGCGCCGATCAGGTTGGAGATAAGGTCGCCCATTAGATCACCCCATACCTTTAGCAATGCCAGTGAATATGCCGCCAGCGCCGCCGGCGCCGAGAGCCCCGCCAATACCGCCCGCCAGCGTTCCGGCGATGCCGAGCGCCTGGCTGATCTGCTGCAGCACGGTCGGATCGAGCTGGTTGATGTGCTGCTTTTCGAGCAGATCCTGGGCTAGGTTTTGAATCCCGCTCAATCCCTGGCCGGTTAGCTGGGTGCCGAGTCCGCCGATCTGCGTGCCTAGTCCGCCGATCGTCGTTCCCACACCAGCGATGCCTTGGCCGATCTGCGCCTGTTCGCCGCCCAGGGCCGCCAGCGCCTGCGCCGCCGCCGGTTGCAGTCCTAGCGCCGCGTTGCCCACCTGCGCCGCCTGCGCCTGCGGCAGACCCGCCAAAGTAGCGGCGCGGTAGCCGCCTGCGGGCATGCCCTGATTCGCCTGGTTGAGCGCGCCCGAATAGATCTGGGCGATATTGGCCGCCGTGGGCGCGAGCGCCGCGGACGTGGTGCTGGGATCGCCGGCCAGGATCTTGTTATAGAAATCGATGGAAGGCTGCAAGGTCTCAAGACCGGTGCCCATCACACCTACGCCGCCGCCCGCCACGCCCAGGCCGCCCTGCGTGACTCCCAGGCCCGTCCCCAACAGGTTCTGGCCCATCGTAAAAGCCGTCGGCGCGGCCTGGCCCAATAGATTCATGGAGGCGCGCTGTCCCGCGGTCACACTGTTGTCCGCGCCCGAGATCGGCTGTGGCGAGGTTCCGAAGGGGTCGGTCGCACCGCTGCCGGAGATGCGGTTGCCGCTGCCGCCGAACATGCTGTAGATCTGCCCGAAGGCGTTATTGATCGAGTCGAAATTCGATCCGGCTGGATTGAAGATGGTGGTGGCCGGCATATCTCAACCCCGCTTGGTGCGACGCAGTCCCCGCTTACCGGGGAACCGGTCGGCTCCGCGCGGCCTGCCGGTAGGCGAGCGGATGAATTGTTTGGGACCGCCCGCCTGAGCGGCGCGGGCGTGGTCGGCTACTGCCGCCGCTAGATCGAACCGGTCGCGGAGATCGCCTCTCTTCACGATTGCACCTCCACATGCAGGTAGCCGCCTGCGGGCGCGAGCACCTGCAGCTCGCCCACGGGCGTGTTGCCGCCGGGATACGTAGAGCGATAGATGCGCGGCGGACTAGTTGGGGTGAGCTCGTAAGCGTAGTTGTCCTGGGTGAGGGGGCCGCCGAGCGAGGAAGCGCCTCCCACCAGGATCGAGCCGGCGTTGGTGGTGTCGGCGGCGATGAGGAACTCTACCGCGGTGCCGGGGCAATTGGGCGAGAGCTGCTGCTGAATGAGCGCGAGCAGGTTCGAGACCGCGCCCGCGGGAACAAAGACCGATCCGGGAACGTAGGGAGCGGGAATCTGCGGGACGGCCGGGTTCGCCGCCAGCGGCAGCCGCGGCAGGAACGCCGGCGGCGCCCGCCGCACCGGCGGCTCGCCCCCGTCTCCTCCGGCCTCACTCACGCCGTTACCTCCCCCAGAAGAAGACGTGGCGTTGCCGGAGGAGGCGGAAAACCTGGGGGCGCGGATGCGCGCCGCAAGCGCCTCTCCGATGCGCGCGGGAAGCTCATCGAGCCCGCGCACTAGTTCTGTGATTTGCGGTAGTTCAGTGATTGGCGGGCGCTCCGGCGTCTGGACCAGGCGCGCGACCGACTCCAGCCGCTCGCTGATCTGGACCGCGATCCGCTCCAAATCGGCGACTAGTTCCGGCGGAGGGCCGGGCGGCCCCATCTGTAAAATCGCCTCCAGGCGGTCGGTGATGCGATCGAGACTAGTCGCCAGCTGCACGGTCCAGCTCCGCGATTCCGAGGCGATCTGCACGACTTCGGCCATGCGGATATCCGGCCTCGGCGCGGCTTCAATGAATCGGGTGAACGAGCGTTCGAAGATGGGCATAAGGCCGCGCTCGATCTGTCCGGGCAGCTCGGCCAGGCCCTGGACGACGATCGGCGCGGGCGCCGGCTCCGGAGCGTGATGGCCGTTACCGTTGCCGTTTTTGCGGTAGAGCACCAACGCCCATGCGCCGGCCCCCATCCCAACTATGCTCGTTGCTCCTAGCAAAACGTTCAGGTCCATAAACTAGGCCTGCTCCTTGCGTTCTATTATGGCCCCGGCACGACGCCATTGATCACCAGGAACCAGTCGCGGGTGGTCGAATTGGGATTGAGACGCGATTGAAACACCTGGCCGGTGTCGGTTTCGAAATATAGAGCGCCGTCCGGCACCGCTTGCGCGCTCAATCCTCCGTTCACCTGCGTGCGCTCCTGATTGGTCCCGTACTGAACCAGGTTGCGGACCGTGGTTTCGAGCTGGGCGAGCGTATCGCGCAGCGAGTAGATCAGCGAAAAGCTCTGCTGCAGGCCGTTGATGGCGGTGCGCGGCAGGCCCGAGCCCTTGAGATTGGGGAACCAGCTGCTCGGGGGCTGCGAAGACTGGCCGGGGATCGGTGTGGTGCTCATCGCCCGCTCACCCTCGCCTTGACTTCGTCAAGCGTGCGCTCCACGCGGCGGTTTCGGATCTGGTCGAGGATCCACTTGAGGATGATCAGAAGGATCAGCGGCAGATCGATTTCGACAATGTCCAGAATACTCATATACGAGCTCCCATGCTACAACTCAACAAATGCAGGAAATCTGGAAAGCCATCGAAGGCTTGAACGGATTCTACGAAGCGTCCAATTTGGGACGAGTGCGCAGGAGCAAACCCGGCCATAAGACGCACGTAGGGAAAATAATCAAACCGCATCTCGATAGGAAGGGCTATCTGCGCGTAGTTTTGTGCATTAATGGAAAGCAAAAGACCATCAGGATACATATCCTGGTTTGCACGGCGTTCCATGGTCCGCGCCCCGCCGGAAGGCAGGTCCACCACAAAGATGCCAACAAGCAAAATAATCATGAAGATAATCTGCGATGGGTCACTGGAAGCCAGAACGTATTCTTCGGCTTTTGTGCCGGAGCCATTAAGCCGCCTATTCCACCAGTCTGGAAATACAAAAGGGGATATCATGGCCGTTTTATCCCATCAAATTCTCGCCCCGCCATTAGTTCGTGACAGCTCGCCGAAGGGCTGGGCGCTAATATAAGCGCCGGTCGAGCCCCAGGCTTTCACCCGCACCTCGCAATCTTTGATGTACAGGCGGATCAGGCCGCAGCCCTCGACGCGGTAGTGCCGCCACTTGGCTTTCTGCGGCTTGAGCACGCGATAGCAGCGGGTGTAGACGTTCGGCCCCACGTAGTCGAGCAGGTAGCTCTCGGTTCCGTACTCCGTCGTAATGTAGAGCGTCGGGGCGCCTGAACCGCCGCGATAGGCGATGTAGCAGTCGCGCATGCTGTGCCAGCCGGGCAGGTCGTGATCGGTCGGCTGCGTCTGGTAAGTGGCCACCAGCTCGGGCTCGGGCTCCCACACATACCGCGTCTCGTCATTCCAGATGCGGATATCACCGTCGGGCACGATCTGCACCTGCTCGGCGATGAACGGCTCGCTCGGCGGGTTGTTGCAGGGCGAGAAGCTGAACGCGAAATTGTTCTTGCACAGCGCCGGCGTCTGCACCAAGGGCAGCTTCACCGAATGGCCGCAATCGCTATTGACGGTGATCGATACTTGCCGTCCACCCGTCTCGGCCGAGAACACGACGCCCTGGAAAAACTTCGCGCCCTGATAGCCCAGGTTGGTGAAACTAGAAACGTCGGTGGACATCTCCGGCCAGGGGTCGAAGTCGACTTTGACTTCGGCCGGCCAGATGCGGGAGTCGGTGAGGGTCGAAAACTGGATGAAGTGCGCCACAAACGGCGCAGGCAGATCCAGCACCTCGCCGGTCTTCTTCAGCTCTTCCGTCGTCTTGGTCCAGGTGTAGTCGGTGTCGGCGTCGTCGCCCCACAGATGCACCGTGCCCGGCTGGCCGCCGGTCTCCATCGGCATGACGATGCCCCTGATGTACTTCGCGCCGGTCGTTCCCAGGCTCTGGAAGGGATACTTGCGCGCGACCGCGTCCGGCCAGGGCTCGTAGATCCACTGGATTTTGAACAGCCGCCACAGCACCTCCTGCGGGAAGTTCATCTGCACCTGGAACTCGTAGCCCGCCACCGGCTCCCAGGCGTAGGGTTTTTCGGTCTGCCCGTCGTGCTGGATATTCACCTGCGCGATCAGATTGCCGTCCACCATTACGTTGAGAAGAAAAGACGTGTCGCCGGTGTCGGCCTCCAGGTTCATGCCCATGAGATACTTCGCCTGCACCACGCCCTCGTCGCTGCGATCCGTGAAGCGGAAGGAGATCGACTCCGGCTTGGGAACGATGGCCGGGCTCCACTGGTTGATGGAAGCGGTGAAGGGGCCGTCGCTCGCGATCCAGCGGATGTCCAGACCCATGGTCTGCTGGATCACGCCGATGCCGTGGGTGGTGACGGTCTGGTCGAAATCGAGCACATGCTGGCGACGAATCCCGGCGATGGAGAACGGCACCTGGTCGAATTCCAGTTGCGAACGATGGAAATTGACCAGGGGGATGATGGTGATGAGAGAGTAGGCCGTGCAATCGAACCAGTAGTCCCCGAAGAGCTTATTGGCGCGGGGATCGCCGAAGTCCTCGGCGCGGGTGACGATGCGGGTTTCGAAGCCGCGGGTGTAGCCGTAGTAGTCGTAGATGATGTCACCCCAGGTGACCTTGAGGTTGCCGCCGCGCCCCATAGCCCCAGGACTGCCGTCCGGAGTGACGGTGTCGCCCGCGTCCGGGTCGTTGGCCCCGATCTCGACGCCCCGCGCCACCGGCGCATGCGTGTGCGGGAACGCCTGATCCAGGCTCACCCAGCCCTTCACTTGCACCTCGTCCCAAACTAGCGTCGAGTAGGTCTGCCCATCCTGCGACTGCGCCACAAAATCGTAGAACAGCATGCCGTGGAACCAACAGGTGCGGTGATATTTGGGCTGGCGGTCGTCGAGATTGCCGACTACTTCCGGATGATCGGTGAGCGGGTAATTGATGAACGGCATGATGGTCTCGGGCGCGAAGCCGAATTCGCCATCATGGGGAAAGAACGGGTACAGATCGTCGGTCAGGCGGCGCAAGCCGCCGCCGGCGCTCCAGTCATAGATGCCGTCCTTACCGCGCCAGGTGACCGACTGATCGGCGAAGCCGTTGGACTGCACCGACAGGCTCCATTCCATCCATACGCCTTTGGCGCCGGCGATCTCCTGGGTCGTGAACTGACCGAAGACGGTCAACGAGGGGAAGATCTGGAACTGCCGCTCGGTCGACCAGCAGAAGGGCTGGCCGTCGTAGACGCAGCCGGTCTGCAGTCTCTCGCTGGGGGAGGTGACGATGATGTTGTTGACGATATCGGTCGAGTCCGGGTCGTTGCCGTTGGTCCAGTAGAGCGTGCCGGGGGCGTTGGGATCGCCGCAGGCGAACAGGTAGGAGCCGGACTGGCCGATGCCATACGGTCCCCACAGATGCGACATGGGCTGTCCGCTCATCAGCGTCCCCGCGTTGGTGGACCAGTCAACCGGGTCTCCCACCGAGAACGAGCCCTCCAGATTCTCGGCTACGACCAGATTGTTTGGGTCGCCCACCTCATAAATCGTGTAGGCGGTTCCGACCGCTCCCGATCCCGCGCGGCCGATATAGATGGTGCTGCCCTGCAGCCAGTCCAGGTTGAAAGGGTCTCCAGCAATCGTGTTTAAGATCCATTCGCCGTTAGGCATGCGCGCCAGGGCGCCCGAGCCCTTGCGGGCGATGTCCTGGGTCACAAACGGCTGAAACAAATTGAAGCGGGTCAGCCCGGTGCTGGCGTCGGTCGCCATCGAAGGGCCAGGCGCGGCCAGTAATTGCAGGTCTGGGACGTTGTCAACGAAGACCTCGAAGGCGTGCCCGCTGCCGACCAGCGCCCAGCGGTTGATGGTGCCGCCGAAGCGATAGACATCGATAACTATATTGGCGTCGGGCTGTCCGGTCTGCGGATCGAGCGGCACGTCGGGCAAGGGCATCGAGGCCGATTCATTCACCATGTGCACGCTGATCTTAGAATCCGGGTCATTGGGGTCGCCGCCTAGTTGGTGGCGGGTGGCCGAACTAGGATTGCTGCGGGCGCCGGTCTGCAGGTTCCGGTAAGCGAAAGCCCACTGATATTGCCCCAGCAGCTTGCCGGCTCCGGCTTTCGTCACGGTGGCGCGATTGATCGGCTGGCGCATACCGATCGTCAGGCAGCGCGCCATGGTGTTGTGAGTGTCTCCCGGATAGTAGCCAACCGCGACCATCTGCTTGGAATCGGCGATGTACTTCCAGGCGGCGGCGGCCCCGACCGGCTGCGCATCCACGATCGAGAGCGGATTACCGCTGAAGACGTTGTACTGGCCCTTGGGCGTAATCACCGGATTCAGACCGCTGTGCAAGGTGGGGTCGTCCCGGAAGACAAGTAGATTCTGATCGCCGCCCACGACGTAGTTGCGCGCCAGGAAGGGATCGAACTGCGGGTTTTTGATATTGAGGCGGGAGATCGAGTGCAGATACTGGTAACCCGTGGGGCTGAAGGCCTGGGTGTGGCCGTGCGCGCTGCTGATCACGCCCTGCTCCAGCACGCGCCCGTTCTTGACCCAGGGGATCTGGCCCTCAGGAGTCTTGTCGGGCGGCGCGTTCCAGTTCATGCCCTTGTGCACGAACGGAATCGTCTTGCGCTCATAATTTGGCATGCTCTGTCACCTTTGCTTCCAGCGCGGCCGGGGGCAGATCGCGCAGGATGATATCGCCTATGGTCCAGGCGAAGTCGCAAGCGATGAGCGCGACATCATAGCGGCCGTCGGGCGCATAGAAGAACCAGTAGCCGTCGGCGTTGGCCGTGAACGGATTGCCGAGCGGCGTCGGCGGGCTGTAGTTATCGGCGTAGATGGTGGCGAGGATATTAGTTCCGGTGAGGTACACGGTCACGACGCCGTAGGGCGCGCTCGCCTGCACCAGCGTGGAAGAGCCATGGCCGGCGGTGTAGACCGTCTGCGAGCCCTGCTGTACGAACCCCTGCGCGCGTTGCATAGCTAGATCCTCGGCACCTCTTGCTGCTGACGGTGCGCGGGCAATTGCAGCGCGCTGCGGTAGAAGTTCCCTTTGGTGATGCGCGCGTTTTCGAGCGCCGCCGCCAAATAGAAGTTCTGGCGCAGGCGATCGGTGTTATGGAATTCGACGCCCGCCATTTTGAACGAGGCCAGGTGCTGCGCGTAATCGAGCAGGGGATTGAGCGCGCCGCGATCCACCTGGATGTAGTCGCCGTCCCCGACCGGCACGGGGATGTTCGCGACCACGTCCATGGTCACACTGTAGAGGGCGTTGGGCGAGGGTCCGAAGGCCACCAGGTTGCGGCCCGCCATGCCGGCGAATTGCGGCGGCCCCGTCTGCGACTGCCAGCTCGCCAGGAACGAATCCATCTCGAACACCGATCCCGACCACACCGGCACGCCGTTGATCTGGGTGCTGATCAGCGTGGGGTTGATACGGTAGAGCTCCGCGGACTCCTGGTAGCGGCTCTCCGCATACGTGGCGCGGTCCAGATCCCGCATGGGACCGTCGGCGGCGAGCAGGTCGGCGAGCGCGCCGAACGTCATGCCCCAGATGAAGTCCTCGGGGATGCGCAGCACGGTGGGAGCGCCCACGATCGCCGCCGGGCTGACGCCGATTCCGGGTCCGCTCTCGACCACCAGGGTTTCGATGCGGCCGGAATTGAGCGGCGGCGGATAAACTTCGAGTCCCACCGGCGGCACGGTGAACTTGCCCCACACCATGGGCGGATCGCTGGGCCGGAGCGCGCCTGGGTTCAGGAACGCCTGCATGGCGAATTCGTCATCCCGCCACAGGGTCGAATACACGCCCGCGGTGTTGAGCCAGGCCGCGCGCCGTACGTCGAGCACGCCCTCGGGCAGGAAGATGCGCGGCACCGAAGGCCCGGCTCCGCTGTCCTGAAGATGGCGCGTCACATTAGCGCCGGTGTCGGTCATCCAGCGGTTGATGCGGTTCTGCAGCGCGTTGACGATCTGCGCGAACTGAAACTGCCCGGTGCCGGTCCAGCCCGCGGTCAGCGGCGGTTCCAGGAGCGCGGCCAGAACCATGTTCACGATCTGGAAATCGGTGACGAAGAAGCCCAGAATGCCGGAAGGAAAATTAGCCAGATCGTAGAAGGCGCTCCCGCCCACGCCGGTGTTGGGAGCGATCTGGAAAGTAGCCCGTTGCTTGTAGGTGGTCGTCAGGGCCTGCCAGGTGCGCACGGCCTCGGCGATCAGATCGTTGAGTTCAGCGGCCGTCCAGTAGACATAACTAGGATCTTCGAGGCGCGCGGCTAGTTCCGTCCGCGCGCCTCCGAGCGTGAGAAAGCTGTAGCCTGGAGCGGCCAACTAGCTACCATCGCTGCTGCTGCTGGCCGCCGCCGAACGGTTGCGGCTGCTGCCCGCCATGCTGCCCGCCGCCCTGCTGCTGTTGCACAGTGTGCAGAATCTGCTGGCACATCTGCTCGATGCGGTGAAGGCACTGCTCGATTTGCTGCTGGCCGCCGCCGTAGCCGCCCTGACCGCTCTGACCGCCCTGACCGCTGCCCCCGAACGGGCTGCCCTGGCCGCCACCGCCGCCGTAGCCGCCGCCCTGCGGTTGTTGGCCGCCGCCGGGATACTGCTGCCCGCCGCCGCCGCCAAAGCCGCCCTGTTGACCGCCGCCGAACTGGCCGCCGCCAGTCCCGCCGCCGGGATTGGCGTGGCCGCCGCCGTAGCCGCCGCCGCCGCCGCTCTGCTGCTGTTGTTGGATCAGTTGATGCACCATTTGCTTAATCTCGTCTAGTTCTTTATCGATTTGCTTTTCGGCCTGCTGGCCCTGTTGGCCGCCCTGCGGTTGCTGGCCAGTCTGGCCCGGTCGCTGCTGACCAGTCTGGCCAGATTGGGGTTGGGGATTTTGCCCCGTTACGCTTTGCGGTTGTGTCGCCATGAAACCTCCGAAACTAGTATTTGCGAAACGTCTAAGATTGCCCGAGGTCTTGTTGCTGCTGCTGGCTGGATTGCGCCAGCTTCTGCACCAGCATCTTGAGTTCACTCAGTTTCAGCCGGATCTGCAAGGTCGTCGCCTGGCGGGCCTGCTGCTGAGCCGCCAGCCGGCTGGGCGGCGGTGTGCGAGGTTGCTGCTCGGTTTGAGACTGCCCCTTCAATACCAGTTGCTGCGTGTTCAGATCGATCCGAACCTGCGCGCCGCTGGGCGGCATTTGCTGATCCAACTGCACGGTGCAGTTGATGTAATTGGGGTCCTCGATGAGATCGATCAGGCTGCCCGTGATGGTCACCTGATCGCCAACCGCGATAGAGCGTCCGAATTGATCGATCATAGTCAGTACTTCACGATCGAGCCGCCGTTCATGGGCGAGCGGATCGGTGCGGAATTCCTGGACACGCCTGGCGTGGTGGTATTGGCCGCGATGCTGGGATTGAGATCCAGCTTGTTTTCGCTCTGCGCCAGGTTGTAGCACATCGGCGTGCGGATGGGGCCGACCTTTCCGGACTCTTTGGCGCCCAGGGACGAATTGATGTTCCTAGCCATGTTTGCCTCCCTTTTCTTTTTCTTTCTGGTTTTCGTCGTCTTCTTCTTCTTCTTCTTCTTCGTCGTCCCCGTTCTCCTTCGGTTGGGGCTTGGTTTCCGGAGTCTCCGGGGCCGCCGCCCGCGCCCGCGCCGGAGCCGCTCCGGGAACGGGCAGGAAAGGCGTCGTGCTCTGGTGATGCTGGAATAACATCACGGCTTGCATAGGACTATTAGCCATTATCAATAACCTCGCGGAAGCATGGAAGTAACGTCATGCGACTGTAAGAATTGTCCGCCCAGCGGGAACATAAATCCCTGGCCTTGACGGAATGGAATCAACGGGAACATCTCATCGTCCTGTTTGAAACAGTTGAGGATTCCGTTGCGATATTCAAGTTGCTGAGTCTGTCGGTAAGCAATCCAGTTGGTTTGTCCGATCTCGGGGAACGTATTCACGTTCGCCACCGCCCAATCGGAGGCCAGCGCCTTGGCCTGGGCCATCACCGTGTCCGGCAGCTCGTACGGCATCTGCGGCAAATCCTGCTGTGCGGACAGATCCGGCCAGCGGGTCCAGTAAGTCGCGTAGTAAGTGGTGAACTGCACCGGATTGGGATACAGCTCGACCACCGGCTGTCCCAGCTTGTTGCGCCCGTAGTTGGCCACGATGTAGGCGTCGCCCTGGCCGCCGCGCTGCGGATCGATGGCGTTGAGCTGGGCCTGGTTCCAGTAGAGATTAGGGCCGAAGATGGCGTAGCCCGAGTTGCGGTTGGTGATGACGTGATAGCGCACGTAGCGCAGATCGGGCGTCAGATCGAGGAAGGGCGGCGGGGCCGGCGGCGCGTAGTAGCACTTGAGCACCTGATAGGGCGCGCGGGAGACGCTGAATTCGCCGTAGGGCCGGTCGATCGTCAGTGTGTTGACGCCGTCCCAGGCCACGATGTTGTAGTTGGGGCCGGTGGGCGTGGAAATGCCGTTGGTGGAGCCGATGCGCAGCTGGCGCCCGACGCCCAGAATAGGGGAGGCGAGCGGCGGGTTGGCCAGGGCCACGGCATCGAGCGCCGCGCTGGCGACGGCGTCCGCGATCACCTGGTGCGAGCCGAAGGTGGCGGACATGGACCCCATCGAAATACCGTAAGGTACGAACAGCTGCGCGTCCGGCACGAAGTGGAACGACCACAGCCTGGAGTCGCGCACACGCGCCCAGCTGCGGTTGATCAGCTGCTGCGCGTGTAGCGCCGACAGACGCGGAACCGTGCCCACTAACTCCGCCGTCAGGTCGGCGAACGCCATTTATTTTCTCCGGGCTCGTCCCCTGCGGCCGCGCCGCTCCCGATTGGCTTCGTTGGCGAACTGATGCGCCGCAGTTTCGAGCGGCGGGGCCGCGCGGCCTTCCCGCGAAAGTCTTTTGCGTCGTCGCATAACTAGCGTCCTCTGGCGAACAGGCGCACGATGGACGTGCTCAGATTGCCGCTGGCCTGTCCTCCCGCCGGGTCCATCCAGGCGAGCCGCACGGCGCTGAAGGTCCCGTCCGGCAGCTGCTGAGGCGAGGGCAAGCCAGGCGGCGGCTGGATCAGCTCGGGAACCACCATTACGGAATACCGGCCGTCAGTCGACCCCATGCCGAAAACAAGATCGAGCGTCTGCAGCCCAAAATCCTGGGCCGTGATCCGCTGACCGCCGCTCGGCGGCGTGACGGGAGGACCAGGCGTCCCAGGAACCAATGGCGTATACGTGGTCGGGCCGGTGACGTCGAGGACGCTGTCGGGCTGGTCCCCCGGAACCTTCGGATAGCCGTAGCGCGTTAGCAGAGCGGTCGCCATCTAGTATCTCCGCTTCTTCCGGCTGATTTTTCGGAATCCGATCTTGCGCACCCGGAGAGCCATGATTAAACCCTCGCGCCTCTTCGCTTCCGCGCCCGCGCGATCCGGAATCCGCGCGCCATTCCGCGCCGAACGCCGCGCGCCATTGCTCTACGTGCTCTGTGTCGTGCCATATTAAAGACCTCCTTAGAAATTCCAACCTGCGCCCAAACTCATTTCTACCGGACTCACCTGGCCGGACACCCCAGCCGCCTGCACCACGATTCCGAGGTAATTCGGACCGGGCGTTCCCGCCCCAGCCGACGGAGGCGTGGCGCCGGTGTTGACGCCGGCCGATGCGCCGATCGCCAAGGCCGCTCCGAACAAGACCATGGCGACGCCCGCGATCTGAATGAAGTCCCAGTTGCCGGGATAATCCGCGTTGACAATCACGCCCGCGGGCTTGAACGACACCTGCGCGACGTAATCGGTGGTGACGATATACTGCTGCTCGTCCTTCCAGAAAGCGATGCCCCCACGCTGGGCGGGGGTGATCATGAGCGGGTCGAACTGCACGTACTGGTAGATCCCGCCATAGAGCGGACCCACCGTTGGATCGGCGAACTGCACCGCCCACGGGTTGGTAATCGTGAGCTTGCCGCCGATCTGGCCGTCGTAGGACTGCACGATCGAACCCGACGTCTGCGCGGTCGAGACCGGCACGCCGGGCGCGGGGTCGCCGCGGCGGTTGAGCTGGTTCAGGTAGTTCGTGGTGATGCGCGGATGCTGGTTCTGACCGAAAAACGCGGTTCCGCCGATAGGCATAATTATTTAACCTCCTGCTCAACCGCGTCAGGATCGTGGATGAGCTCGTCGTGGGACGTAACCAAGTCCCAGCGGTTCTCAAAATTCATGATCTTTTGCGCCCTAGAATCTGGGCGCGTGGCTCGCTTGTACGCCCCATTGTGGACCCCTGCCAATACCGTGCACTGGCATTCTGCTAGTTCACAGGCCGGGACAATCCAGAACCTGTTATGGTCTACGCCCCAAAGGACCACGAGGTCGCATTCGGATGCGAAGTCCCGTCCCCGAACGGTCATCAATCCCTTGCCGCCCTTCACAACCTTGCGCTGCATGAAGTGGAACCAGTAGGCTCCGCCCGCATAAATCTGCTGATCCCTGCGAGCGCGACGGGCCAGATGCGTCATCTTGACCTGGATGCGGATTCCGCTGTCGGTTACGAGGTCAACTCCGCTATCAACGGCAGGGAAATAGACGTTCACGCCCCGAAGGAGCAGTTGGCTGGCTACTTGATAAACTCCGGCCTGGCCATGACGGCGGGTCCATCCGTTATCGAGTTTGTTTAGATTTCCCATGTACCTTTTTACCGCTTCTCTATGCCGCTAAGTGTCGTACTTTCAAGAATTTACGCCGTAGATCTGCGTGTTGCTCCACGGGGCCACGCATTCCAGATTGACCGCCGCCTTGAGCTGGCTGGCCACGCGCGTGTTATCGGGCGCGCGGATGAAATCGGTTGGATTGAAGCCGAACTCAGCGTCGTTCGAGACCCGGAACTTCCAGCGGCTGGTGTTGAAGAAGACGCCTACTTCGCCGACCTGCAAACTAGTCACGGCCGCGGGCGGAAAGTTGTTAGCCGGCGGAATCGGCGGAGTCGGCGCGGTGTAGGGGATGACGCCGGTGAGGTTGTTGCCGAGGCCGCCGTTGCTGGGATCGGAGTAGGGGAAGCCGAGCGCGCTCGGAAAGTAGTCGTCCATCATGACGACCGAGTTCTTGAAGCGGAACCCCACCGCGCCGAAGTAGGGATCTTTTACGCTGGCGGTGTCTTGTCCGAATCGCTGCTGGGGCTGGATGCGGTTCTCGACGAAGGAAACGAACGGCTTGTTCGCGCAGAACAGATCCGGCTCGTCGGTTCCGCGTTTCGCCAGATTGTATGCCGCATTAAAGACCGGGTAAGTGATCGTTCCAGCCGACCCGTCCGCTTTTCCGGCCCAGTACACATTACCGTTAAGAGCCTTGCGCACATTACCGTTGCGCATGGCCGTACCGTAGGTAGTGTAGACATTGCCGTCCCAACTAGGAACAAATCCGTCATTAATCGCTTCCGTCCATCCGTTGATATTAATCGTTCTGGGCGCGATCTGGCCGTTCTGCTGGATATCGAGCGCCATGATGGCGGAGATCGTCTGGTAGGCGTTGGCCATGTCGGTTTCGAGCAGGCTGAAGACCGCCAGGTCGCCGGTGTTCAAGACGGAAATATCCTCCAGGTACTCGATGATCATGACCACGTAGTAGCGTGGATCGAAGACGGTCGAGCCCAGGGTCTGCGGCTTGGTCAGATTAAAGCCGCCGATGCCTTTGGCGTACGCGCCGCCGTTGAGCGGGTTGTACAGGAAGACGTTGCGCGTGAACGCGCCGCCGGTGAAGGGGACCAGACACTTCGCGCGGAGGTGCGCCTGGAGGACGCTGGCCAGGAAAAAATTGTCTTCGATCGCCGCGTCGTTGATTTCCGGCAATGTCGTAGTGTTGACTTCATCCAATAATGGGTCGGCCATTCGGCCCTCCTAATTTTTACGCCACCTTCGTTGGCTTACGCTCATCCGGAGCTCCCATGGGAACGCCGCTCGCACGGCGCTCTAGGAAACGCTTGCCGGCTCGCTCCGCGCCGCTCATCGACTGGCGCTCGGCCGCGCTCGGCGTCTCGCGCAGCTTGGGCGCGGACGACGGCTGCGTGTCTTCGTGAACTTTGAACTTGTGATCGAAGATCTGGCTGGTTCGCAGGCCCTGCTGCTCCATGCCAGGCCGGACGCCGGCCAGGGCGGCCTCGCTGATCTTGGCCTGCTGCTCCGCGTCCCACTTCGCCCGCAGCTCCTTCTCCAGGCCGTCGTCGTGGTGCTTCTGCCGCAAGTTGGGGGCGTCGTACTTCTCTTCCCAGAGAGCTTTCAGACTGATCGGCCTGCCCGCGCGCCCGCGGCGATCGGCCTCGTTCAATAACTCTTGGGCTTCTTTCGCCGTCATGCGCTTGCCGGTCAGCTCGCGGTGCTCGTCGCGGATGTCGCTCCAGACGATGTCCAGTTGCGCCATACCGCCCAGCTCCGGCACCAGGCGCTCCGTCAGGTAGGTCGTGATTTTCTTTTCGAAGTCGGCCAGCTTCTGATCGATGTCGGTGGAATTGTCCACAGGCCTCCTCGTCTGAAACGTCTCGATCTGATCGGGAATGCTGGGAATGTCGTCGTCGGAAAGCTGATAGGTGTCTTTGATGTGCTTCAGGCGCGCGTTGGCCTGCGCCACCGACACCTTATGCGAGGCCAGCTCCCGGAGCACTTTCGCCTTATCGGTTTCCGCCGCCTCCAGCAACTGGCGATACTGTTGGATCTGGCCGTCCCAGTTGCGCTTTTCATCGGCCAAGACCTGACGGTCGCTGGCCAGCGCCTGGGTTTTCGTCCGGTAGTCGCGATCCCGCATGAACCCGCCCACAAACTTGGTGGCGGTGTCGTCGTTGGCGAGCAGCTTCTGTTCTAACAGCGCATAAAGCTCTCCGTCGTCTCCCACGGCTTCGCGGATAGTGGCTTTGAGCGATTCTTTGTCAACGGGCATCGGGCGCTCCTGTCAGTCGGTTTCCCGGTTGCTGACCTGAAAAACTAGCCGCGAACAGCAGACTTTGCTCCGGCCCTTATCCGCCGATGGCGGGGGCCTGAGGTTCCGACTGTCCGGGACTGGTCATGATTTGCTTTAACGCGGCGCGCATTCCAGTGACCGCCTGGCGGATGCCTTGCTGGGCGGAGAGCAGAGACGGGGCCGCCGCCGGGAATTGCCGGGCGATCTGGGCCATCTGGATTTCCGTCTTCTGCACGACCTGTAAGGCCTGCCCCAGCATGCCGCTCATGCCTCCGCCGGCCCCTCCACCCTCAGGTGTCGCGGCCTCTTCGGGTCCACCGCCGCCAGGAGCCATACCCGCCAAAGTAGCGGGGCCAGGGGCTGTGCCGCCTGGAGGGCTGGGCGTATCATCAGGGGACCGAAGTCCGGTAGGCGCTGCTGCCATAATGTTTGCCGATTAGTTAAAGGCTCTAGTTGGAAACTAGGGGCCGCGCACCGCCCGGCCCCCGGAATTTCGTGCCGCCTTATCGACGACGTCCGCGACGCCTGCCTCTTCGACGCGCCATAGTGGGCACTCTCCTTTCTCCGACCAGCGCCGGTGCGCCTATCGGTACTCAGAGCCGGTAAGCCCCAGAAAAAGCAAAAGGCCCGTTGTCCGCCGGAACTGGGGGTTCCGGAAAACAACGGGCCTGGGTTGCCGAGAAACTTTCGGACCAGCTTACCGTCCTACGACGAATACTACGAGCGAAGCGGCGGATTTGTCAAGATTGCTCGCGGCGGGAGGTTTTCCACTCCGCCAGGCCGTTGGGTTTGCCGTTGGCGTAGTGGATGGTCAGCTGGCCGGTGCCCTGCAATCGTTTGATGGAGTCCATGGCTTCGCGGATCGAGTCGACCTCGAAGCGCACACTCTCCTGGCTTTCCGAGCGTGCGCCCGGAATACCGGCGAGAGTTCGCAGCAGACCATCAGGCGCGCGCTTTTGCACGGCGACGCGATCCGCCCTTGCCTTCCTTGCGGCGCTCGGAAAGCAGGATGGCGATGGCCTGCTTGCGCGATCTCACTTTGGGGCCGCGCTTCGAACCGCTTCGAAGCCGCCCCTCTTTGTATTCATGCATTACGTCTTCGCTGGGCACGATTCCTCCTAATGCCTGGATTCGCGGACGATGGGCCTCACGCCGCCCTTGTTTTCCATCGTGGGGGCCTGCGCCGCGGTGGGGGGACGCCCGCGTCTTCCGCCTCCCTGTTGTCCGCCGCCCATCGCCTGCTGCATGCGGGCCTGGATCTCCATCCACGCCGTCCAACGCTCAAAAATCGTCTGCGCCCGGCGCAGTTGCCCGGTGGACGCATCCGGAATCATCGGCGTCTCGCCGAAATTGCGAATGTCGAACAATTCCGCCAGCGTCCAGGGATCGAGCGGAAAACCGCGGCCCTGTAGCTGGATGTAGAACAGCTTGCGCGAAATCGAGTTGAATTCGTGCAGCGAGTAGGGCGTAACCGTGAAGTTGAAGTTGTCCTTGTGCCAGCGGGCGCGCTCGAACTGCGGCACGATCTCGCCGCGCGCGAAGTAGGCTTCCCACTCCTCCGGCGCTCCGAACTTGCGGCGCATCTCCATCGAGCGCATGTCCGGAGCCCCGGTGCTCGCCCACAGGCTATCGTCCGCGTAGGGAATCAGCGTGCCCGGCCGATAGTCGAAATCCTCCTCGGCCACGCCCTCGGGTCCGATCAGCTGCATGCGCCGCGCGGCCGTGTAGAACTGGAAAAAGTTCGACTTCCACTGCTCGCCCAGGAGACGGATGGATTCTTCCATGTTGCGCGATTGGTCTTTGATTAACGGCCCTAGTTGCTCCATCAGCTTTTCCACGCTGTCGCCGCTCGGGAGCTGCCGCGCCCGCGCGAGGGCGGCGGCGTCGGCCACGCCCATCTGCTCTTTGATCATCGATTGCAGCATCCCCTGCGCCTGCAAATAATGCGCCGGGTATTCGTACCACTGGAACGGCAGAAGCGGCCCCATCTGCTGCGCCAGCGGAACTAGCGAGAGATCGAGTCCGACGACCTGGTTGGGAATGCGGGTATTGATGGTCTGGGCGAGGGCGGCCGCCTGCGAGTTGCGGTCGAAAGCCCGCGGCGGCGACAGGCGCGCGTTCATGGCGTCGATCATGCCGCGCCACATCTCGACCGAGGCGCGCTCCAGCGACTGGCCGTAGCGGGTCATGGGGAAGCCCAGAAAGTTCCAGGCCCAATCGTCGGAGCGCAGCTGCGCCACCGGCACCTTGGCGTGCCAGTAGGGCGAGGCCTGGCAGGTCGGATCGGGATTGACGCACACACCCAATAGATCGGTGCCAACGCAGATGATCAGCCGCCGGTTGGGATACAGCAGGCAATCCTCACGGCCCGCCTTGCGGAACCGCGGCGATCCGTTGAGCTGGCCGATGGGGATCTCCTGGCCCACGTAGGGCACATCGTAGCTCCAGCTAGTTCCGTAGACGCCGTCGGGACCGCGCATCTTGACCACTTCGCCGGTGTCGTTAACGCTATCGTCATCGACGTAGATGTAATACACGTCGACCATGGCCCAGGGCGTAGCCTCGCGCTCGTAGCGCGTGCCCTGGCCGAAGCGCTTGAGCACCGCGGTCGCGAACTTCACGGCCTGGGAGATGACCGTGCCGTGTCCGGCCTGGGCGTCGCGCGCCGGCTTGATCTTGTGCACATACAGCGGGAACAGACGCCAGGCCTCGTGCACGGGCGTCTCCACCCGCAGCGCCACCGCGTAGGCCTTCTGCAGATCGTGCTGGCGGCCGAGTCCCACTGGCAATACATCCAGCGGACCATAGGCGTCCCAGACGATGTCGCCCTTGCCGCGATACCAATAGTTGGGCTCATAGCGCGTTCCTACATAGCCGGTGCCGGCGGCGCAGGCCCACTGCCAGGCCTTGCGCAGACGGCGGTCGGCGAACGTCATCCCCTGCCACGCCATGAAGCTCTTGTTGAGGATCATCTCCTGCTGCCGGAACTCATCCACGTTGCTCTTGAAGGCCGGGATGATGCGGATGTTGGTCTGGGCGGCGATGATCTCCTTGATGTTGCGCACCGTCTGATCGGTGCGCATGTGGGACAGCGTACCGATGGGCGTGGTCGACGGCCCTTCGCCGTTGACCAGGTCGATGCCGTCGCTGATGAACGGGTAAGCGGGCTGCAGGCGCAGGTAGGCGCGCCCGTCGCTGACGATGTCCTTGGCCCAGGCGAGCAGCGAATCGGGACTAGCGACGTCGCGGTTGCCCGCGACTGTGTCGCTGTCGAAGGGGGCGGGACAAAGATACGCCGAATCAACACCCGGCATATGGGTATTCTACGCTGGCGACTAGCGAATCCTAGTTTTTTCGTTCGCGCACAAGGCAATATAACGCGGCTTCCAGCAGCTCCGATTCGGTTTCGATGTATTCACGGAGATCGCTACCGCAATTCGGACATCGCCGCTCATCAGGCGGCAGAGTCTCCTCCTCCGTCATCACTACACCGTGTAGCTGCTAACGACGGTCCCCTGCTCCGGGTCGCCAGATTTATGTTCTTCGATCCAGAATTGCTTTCTTAAGTTGGGGTTGCCGAACAGCCCCTTTCCTTTGGTGTAATCCGCGTAGTGGCCCCGCACTCTGTGAAACCGCAGCTCGCGCTTTTCCCCGTCCGGCGCGACCTCGCCCTTCTGCTCGCGCCGCAACTGCGGCAGGCTCGTAACCACGATCTCATGCCACGGCGAGCTGAACGGCGGATGCGATGACTTCTTGGGTTTCGGGGCTCCGGCAGTTATCGGGACCAGCTTGACGTTGTGGCAGTTCATCCGGGCGAAGGTGTGGAGGACGCTGTATTCGCAGGCGGCAATGAGTTGGTAGTTCGTTCTGATCCATTTAAATTCGTCCTTTTGAATATCCGCTATGCCGTGGAATGAATCCGAGAGCGGGCCGAAATGCCAGTACCGACTGTCCTGCCAATCGCCTTCGGCATTCAGCCAATAAACAAAATCGCCTACCGGCTCCACGTAGCCCTTTCCCGCCGCCCACGAGACCACCTCCACGATGGTAGGTCGCGCCAGTTTTCCAATAGCCTCCAGCTGGTCACGGTCGTAAGAGATCGGCGACGCCTTCACAAACGCCTTCAGGTGGTCCTCATTGACGATGTCCATGCGTGTTACCAGACTGCCCATCCACTCGTTCGCTTTCACGCTTTCCAGCCACATCACAGGATACGGCGGCTTGGGACGAGGAATCAGACGCCGATCCAGGTACGATCGATCGTCCGTTGTACCATCGGCGTTGAAGAGATCCCGTTCTACGGAATTGGTATTGACGAGAATGGTATCGCGCGAACGCAGCGCCTTCTGCGTCAGCTCAAAACGCGCCGCATACTTCTTCCCATCCTCGCGGAGCGGCACTGGAGCCGTCCGCCCGTCCAAAATCATGCTGCGCAGACTGGCCATACTACCCTTCGATTACAGTTCGCGAGGCCAGCGCTTTAGCGCCTTGAACACGCCATCATTCCTCAGACGGTACACCGCTAGCACCTCATCACCGGTGCGAAGGATCGCGTATCTCTTTCCGTTGATTTCGTCCATGTGACTACGCGCGGTGCTGGGAATCGCCCAACTAGCGCCGGTTTTCTTCTCGTCCTTGCGCGCCGCCGTCCAATACGCCCGAAGCGCTCGGGCCATCAGTAAATCATCATCTGCTAGCCAACTCATATCAGCAGGAAGCATATCACGAGCAAACATGGGAGCCCGGCATAGGGCCATTCTACTGAAGGCCCATCAGAGCCGGACAGATTTCATTTTGCAGCTGACTTGCGATGTACGTGTCCCAGGTGCGCGATGGGATAGGGTAAGGGCGGTTCCTGGTCGTAATGCTGCCGGTAGGCCTCCTCGAACCAATGCGCGAGAAACAGCTTGACGGCCCAGCGCTTGGCCCGCTCGTGCAGAGCCTTTTGCGGAAGCTTACCGGTAGCGAACATAGCGCGCAGCTCGGGATCGAGCTTCTTCGCCTTGTCCTCCTCCAGGCGACGTTTCGCCTGATCGGCCAGCTCGCCCGCGTCGTTGCGCTTGGCCTCGTAGGCCTTGCGTTCGAGGTAAAGCTTTCCGTAGATGTCCTTGGTATTGCCGGAGACCTTGACGAAGGACTCGCCCATGAGCCAGCACAGGCGTTTGAGGCTGGCGTTCCACGGGCGTTTTTCGTGGCGGTTCCATTTCACGGTGGGATCGAGGCCGGCGAAGCGCCAGATGTGGCCGACGCTGGGGCATTTGGTGATGTCGATGTTGGCCAGCAGTCCGCTTGCGATTACCGGGCCGATGCCGGTAATGTTGCGCGCCCACACCCCCATGGGTTGCGCGCTGCTCCATTTATCCAGCATGCCTCTGATCTGAAACTCCAGCACTTCCAGGTTGCTGTTGAGCCAGGTCATGAATTCGCTCGGCTCCTGGCCCTCCTGCAGCTTGCGCTGCTGGTTGGCGGAGGCGATGCGGTAGTCCTGCAGGTCGTAGTAGGTGTTGACAAAGTAGCGGGCTTCGTGCACACCCATTAGCTTGGCGGCGGCGCGAAGATCCCGCGACAGTTTCTGGATAGTGAATTGCTGCACCTGTTGTTCAGCAACGGGTTTGGCTTCAGTCGTTGCGCTCATGGTTTTCGGTCCTCTCTCTGGCGTCGGCTCGCTCGCTTTCGACGGTGCTCTCCCATCAGCCCGGCTCGCTCCTTTTCGACGGCGCTCTCTGTTGACACGGCTCGCTCCAGACCCACGGTTCCCTCGCTAAGCGCGGCTCGCTCCATTCGCTCGGTGCTCTCGGCATCTTTGGCTCGCTCTTATACGCCGGTTCTCTCCGTTATAACGGCTCGCTCTTCAATATCGGCGCTCTCTTCTGTTACGGCTCGCTCGTCACCTCGGTACTCTCTTGTGGCACGGCTCGCTCCTACTTTCCGGTTCCCTCTTGGATGACGGCTCGCTCACTCAATACGGTTCTCTCACTCAAGACGGCTCGCTCATTCTTGACGGTTCACTCGAACTTTCCGGCTCGCTCATCATACACGGTGCTCTCATAATTAACGGCTCGCTCATCCATAACGGTTCTCTCTGGATCCGACGGCTCGCTCACAAACCTCGGTTCTCTCGCTGGCTACGGCTCGCTCAACACTTACGGTACTCTCGTCACCATCGGCTCGCTCCCTCCAGACGGTTCTCTCTGGATCATCGGCTCGCTCTTATACGCCGGTATCCTCTTCGTTTGCGGCTCGCTCATGGACAGCGGTACTCTCTGTTATTTCGGCTCGCTCACACATAACGGTACACTCTACCTCGCACGGCTCGCTCATCCACCGCGGTTCACTCCCTCATGTCGGCTCGCCTGGATTATACGTCCAGGTGACATTTAAGCAACGTTATTTTTTTCGCTCCCGCCAGCCGGTCTCCGGGCCGCTGTACGAATTGCGACTGCCGCTGTCGAAGCTAAGGACGTTGATGTGGAAGTGCGGATCGATGTGCACACGCTGACCGCGGCGGCGTTCGCGCAGCTGGTCGGCCCACTCGCGCACGCGGCGCTGCAGAGCCTCAGCGCGCGAGTTGCCGCGGATGTAGAACTTGCTGCCGTCCGCTCTGATCGCCCAGCCGCGGGCGTCTTCCTCGCGCCGCCGGTCCTTGACGCCGGCGTCATCGAGGGTGCGGCGCAGCTCGCGCTCCGCCTCTAGTTTCCGACCTTCGATCGCGTTCATCTTGGCCACGAAGCGGTCGGCCTCGCGCAGGTTGGT